AACAATCTTCTAACATTAATTCTGTCAAGTGCAGATTGTTTAATTTGTAATGTCTTGTTACCCCAAATTACTGTACCAACATCAGAGAATGTTGCGATAGGATTAATTCTTCCTTCATATAACACATCTCTATCTTCTTGTGATAATTTCTTTCTCGCTTTAACCGAATTAACAAGACCTCTTGTGTAACCAGCGGTTGCGAACCAAGGGAACGCGATGTTGTCAGTTAACGCCAAGTTTCTTGTTACTTCCGCAGTCGATGGGATGTAGATTTGTGTATTATTTACAGTGTCTCTCGTCAATACCCAAGGATAGTAAGTTGCCGTGTAATTTGAATCAATACCTGAGTTGTATAGATTATCAACCGCCTCTTGTGGTAATATCTGATCTGATTCAAAACCTGTTGTCGGAACAAACATGTTATAGTCAGGTGTTGTAACGATGTAAATAGAGTCAGCTCTATCCAATTCAACCATATTAATTGTTTGTTCAACCAAATTTGAATTATTTACATAATCAATACCGGGTGTAACAAATACGTTAATATTAACCGCCTCAGGGTTTGCAAATGTTTGAATACCTAAAAGGTATGCATAGTAATCTGTGTTAGCCCAATCGACAGAATTTTGATTTACTGTTATGTTTCTAAATAATCCACTTCCTGTTGAAGTTGGGTATCTATCGGATGCACAAGCTCCTTTTTTATATCCTGAACCACCTAATACGAATGAATCACTATTTGTTCTATATTCTCTGTATATATCCCATCCATCAAAACCTCCGTAAGGTAATACCGTGAATTTACGAGCAAATGTTCTGTAATACGGATTATCTTGTGACTCAGGGTCATTTTGGAATGTTGCCGAACCTACTTCAAATTCAGATGTTCCACTTGTAACATAAGAGTTTGATATTGTAATCGCACTTGCCTGAATATCCATATGGAATCCTTTGGTTCTGTAATTCCAAGAATTAAAATCGTTGGTTGTACAGAAACTTAATGGAACTTGTTTACCTTTATATTCTAAGAAGTCAGAGTCAATACCGATCTTATCTGAGAAACCTAAATACGTTCTTCTTACGTTATCACCAGAACTTGTAACTGAATTATCAGATCCTGATGTTGTACCAAATGGTGGGTTATAAATAACTTCACCTGGGAAATCATATTTTGTCTTGTAGATTGCAAATGGTGGTTCTGCACCTGAGTATTCTCTCATATTGTAACCTTCAAAACCACATGGTAATGAATCCGACGGTGCGTCTTCATTCATTTCTAACATAATAAATTTAGAAAGTAATGCGTAATCACCATTAGATGTACCCACTTTTTTAGCAACGTAGTTGTTTAAAGTTGGGTCCATTGTACAATTAGTGAATTTCTCAATAACCACAGGGTTTGAATCCGTGTCATTAAAATCTCTAACTAAGATGTCAAATGTATTATTTGCAAATGACATGTTTGCTAATGATATTTTTATTTGTGTATTAGCATCAGAACCATCTGAAATAAGAATAGCTTTGAATAATTGGTAAACTGTGTTACCACGAACTTCTGATACAACCCAAGGAGTTTCAGGTGTTTGGTATTTCTCCAAATAATTACCGATTGAGGTAACGTCTAAACTTCTTGCATCATCTAATGAAATTAGTGAGCAATTTAAACCTCTAATGTATCCTTTGTTGTAAGCCCATCTTAACATGTTTGAATATCTTTCTTCAACAAATAGTGGTACTTCGGTTCTTGGTTTTTCAAAATTACCAACACCAAAAACTTTTACCAAATAATTTGTATTAGATACATCTAATGATGTTTCAAAATCGAACGTTTGATTTGATCTTGTTCTACCTGATAATTTAAATGTTGAGAAAGGATTTTTAGTTACTCCTGAGTAATCTCCCGTACATATCATGGTAACATCTGATGTTCCAGATACTTGATATACAGGTCCGTTATCAGATCCGTAAGTTGCAATACCTCTTGATCTTAATGTTGAAACTACAATATTATCATAATCGGTAAATGAGGTTCCTGTAAATATACCTAAACCTAAATTTAACCTACCAAGTACTGAAACGCCTGGATTGACTTGCATAGAGACACTGTTTTGTTGATACACATAAAAAGAATATCCCGCACAATCACCGTCGATGTTAGTAAATAAGGAATAATACCAAGGATCGTTAGTTGAGTTTGTTAGTGTGTTAGCCGATAATGGAATACCAGGAATATCGAAAACATTTGTTGAATTCGTTAATCCTGTTAATGCGTCTTGTGCTGTTCCGCTAACTAATGATTGATAAATACTATTAGGAATACTACCGAAATAAGAAATCTCAGTATTTCCTGAAAGGGTTCCTCCCGTTGCATTGTTCGCCAAAGTAATACACAAATCACTAATATCCTCACGGAATGTCGATACACTACCGTCGAATTTCTGATATTGAACATCCAATAAAGATTGGATTTCTGTTGGAAAATCAGAGTCTTTTAATGATATGGTAAATGGACTCGTTGTCGTATTGGCCGTAAAATCGATCCCTGTTGTTATTGCTGATGTCGAATACCCAATCGTTGACGGGTCAACGTTTGCCACGGTTCTAATCGACCAAGACGGTCCCGCATCGTAACCCGATAAACCTAATATTCTTGTTACGAAAAGTTGATTTGATTGTTGTAAGTATGATTTAGCGATATATGCCGCCTCATATTTAGGAATTTGTGTATTCACAAATTTTTCGGGAGATGTTCCTCCGAACATTGCTTGAAATTCGTCAAAATTAGAGATGAAGATAGGTTCAAATGCGGGACCATTTAATGTCTCCCCAACGATACCTAATGTTGTTACACCAACACTCGAAGCGACGAAGCTCAAATCAACCTCTGAGGTATAAACTCCAGGTGAAACGAATACTTTACTATTTGCCATTTTTTGCTAGTTGTTAAGATTTATTTTTTTATGATAAATATTAACAAATAATGCAAAAACTTTACTTGTTACAAACTATTTATATTTTAGGTAGATTATTTTCTTCCTTTTTTATCTTATGGATTCTAAAGACACAGAAGTAAAAAATTTAAAGATTTCTAAAGAAGTTCATGACATCTTAAAGAGATATTGTGAAAAACGAGGTATTAAAATTTATCGTTTTTTGGAATCTTTAATTCGTGAAAAATGTTCAGATAAGAAAGACATATACGGCGAAAACTGATTATTGTCCTTCAAAGATTATTTGAGCCTCTTGGGTATTGTCGTTTTTAACTACGTCAATTCTCATGTAATCGTTAGCGCTTATTTGTATGGTCGTTAAGTTGGATCCATAATAGTCACCATTAACATATACATCATAAGTATTAACATTTGTCTCTAACAATCTTACTAAATCATAACTTTTAGTAAATGATAATGTTTGACTCGTATTTCCCGATGGATAAGTGTATATAATTTGTTTAACTGTATCGTCAGTATTGGTTCCAATATTTTTTCGTAGTTTTGTTTTTGTATCAACCTCGATTACTTGGACCACTCGGTTTATTGCGGGACTTACCGTAAATTCCTCCTCATCAATTAAAAAACCTAATACTACAAATTCATAGCTTTGAACGTAGTACTTTCTTTTATCTAAATCCATAACGGACTCGTCGGTAATATTATTCCATATAATTGGAATGTAATGTCCTTTTACAACCATATAAGATTGTCTTGATGCAAATTTTTCCAATATAATTTGATTGAACTTATTAAGTTCTCTCATTCTATTACAGATTATTTTTACTTGGTATGTGATATCCACAGGAATTGGTTGTGGTATTTTATATACATCGGCACCCATTCTATTACCATCCCAATTTGGTACGGTTGCATAATAATACTGTTTTCTATTTGGTATATTATAAATCAATGCGGGATTTGATCCAAATTTAACTTCGGGTTGTCTTATTGTTGTGACGAAAGGCGGTTTAACATTAAAATCCGAATCGGCAAAATTCCAAGTTTCCGTAAATTGTGACCAATTTTGAGTTGTAATTATAATATCAACTGTCGGTACAGTTTGTCCATCAACTACTACTTGTAAATCATCTCTAACAAAATCCAAAAATCCTCTATCTAAATCTGCATGTAATACTGATTTAGGTAGAAATGTTCCATCTTTATTAATCATGTCTAATAACTCTTGTCGTCTAGGATATAAAGTCGGTGGATATGTTAATGGTAAATTTTTTTTTATCTTTTTTGGAAATCCCATAATTATTTATCTTCTGTATTATCGTTACCACATTTATGACATAAGTATGGATCGTCACCACCGTCAGATAAATCCCAAGACCAACCACAAGAATCGCAAATAACTTTTTCGTTATCTATTAATTCCATTAATCTGGTCATTTGTCTTTCGGTTATTTGTATTTTCATATTATATACCTCTAAATTCGTTATCTGTTACCGGTGACGCCATAATTGTTCTGTAAAAAGCTTTGTATCCACCGTATGTGTGTTTATTATCCGAAACAACACGACCATCGTCAATTACAGAATAATATCTAACTTTCGTTTCTGTTTCATAATAACCTATATAATCACCAAATGATATATCGATATTTAATTCTTCTAAATGTTTTGTATATACCGACACTCTAATATTTCCAGGTTCTGTTTGTTCTATTTTTGAAGTACCGTATGTTTTGGTGATAGGTGCCATAACCTGAACGAATCCTTTAAACTCTATTGGGGTATCAAACTGAATTCCGTCTTTTAGTGTCTCACCATATACGTCGTCTTTCTTTGTTTTATTTCGATTAACTCGATATAAAACCAAAGTAAAATTCATATCACCCTCCAACCATTCGGATCCCATATCGATATCCAACGAATAGTCTTCCGCTCCGAAAAATTTACCTAATCTTGTTATTGGGACTTTCTTTGCCATAATATTGATAAATATTTGTTAATCACTTATTTTTAGTTGTAAAACTTTTTTTTTGGAAAACATACACTCAATAGAACAAAAAGCATTAAACATTCTATCATCTTATGATGGTGGTAATAATTTTATATTGAGGTTAAAACAACAGTCTTTAATTAATAAAAAGTTTTTTCCAACTAGGACTCAGTCAGATTACATAATTACTTATCATTCCGAAAAACCAAAGGTTGCTAAAAAGTGGGTAGATTTAGACCCATACTTCGCCAAAAAATTTGCCGATGAAAAATTATTTAGGGAAATACCTGAGAAGGTGTATGTGGAGAAACTATTGGTTGAAAAAGAAAAATCTTACCACATATGGGGTAAATTTTTTGAGAATGAGAGTATGGTCGATTTTTGGGTCCCTAAAGGAGCGTTGATTAAAACCCATACCATAGAAAAAGTGGATATCGATTATTCAAAGTATGATCATAGACCCCCTCTTAATCATCAAAAAGAGGCTATTGAAAAACTTGCCGGAAGTAAAAGGTTTATATTGGCCGATGATATGGGATTGGGAAAGACAACCTCAACCATTATCGCGGCATTGGAGTCGGGGGCGAAAAAAGTTTTAATTATATGTCCCGCATCTTTAAAAATAAATTGGGCAAGAGAGATTGAAAATTACACAGACAAATCAATTTATATTTGTGAAGGTAAGAACTTTTCGGCTAATGAGGATTTTGTTATTGTTAATTATGATATTATAAAAAACTTTCACGATATGAAAGACAAAGAAAATTCTCAGATATTAAAGTCGGGATTTGATTTGGTTATAATCGATGAGGCCCATTATATTAAAAATTCACAAGCTCAAAGAACAAAATTAATTAATCACTTTGTAAAAAATGTTAATAGACTATGGTTATTAACCGGAACTCCAATAACATCGAGACCGATTGATTATTATAACTTATTATCCTTGGTCGAATCTCCTGTTGCTCAGAATTGGATGGCGTATGTTATTCGTTTTTGTGAGGGATACCAGTTTAGAGCGGGAAAGAGAAAGGTATGGAACGTAAATGGGGCGTCGAATTTGGATGAACTTCGTGATAGGACTTCGAAACAAATATTAAGAAGATTAAAGACTGATGTATTAGATTTACCTGAAAAAATTATCAACCCTGTTTATTTAAGGTTAAAATCAAAAGAATATGAAAACCTTATGGGTGAATATTATGATTGGTTTAGAAACAATAAAGAGGAATCATCGTCTTTAACAATTCAATTTTCAAAGTTAATGAAAGTTAGACAAGTCATAGCCGAGGAGAAAGTATCACAAACCATAGAACTTGCTGAGAATATTTTAGAACAAGGAAAAAAAGTTATCATATTTTCAAACTTTACAGAACCTTTAAAAAGAATTTACGAACACTTTGGTAAGTCCTCAGTTTATTTGGACGGTTCCTCTACCAAACCTGCAAGACAAAAGGCGGTTGATGATTTCCAAGATAATGAAAAGGTTAAAGTATTTTGTGGTAACATAAAAGCCGCAGGTGTTGGTATCACATTAACATCGGCAGAAGTTGTTATTTTTAACGATCTATCTTTTGTTCCTTCGGACCACTCACAGGCGGAAGATAGAGCTTATCGATATGGTCAGAAAAATAGTGTTTTAGTTTATTATCCTCTATTTGAAAATACAATTGAAGGGGCGATATATGACATCCTAATAAGGAAAAAAGGTATCTTTGAAACGGTGATGGGTGACAATTTAGATAGGGGTAGTGTTGCTGAATTAATACTCGACTCGATCAATTCTGATGGATAAATCAAAACCGCAAGATATTTATTGATACGAATATTAATATAAGTAATGAAAAAACTTCAAGAAAAAGTAGAGAAGGTAGCCAATCAAATAAAAGAAATAGAAACGAGGGATAATGAAAAATTGTTTATAAATGAGATGAAGAAAATAGGTATTGAAAAATTACCTTATACTTATTCCGCCTTAAAACAGTTTATAGATCCCGAAACTATGTCATACCACTATAACGGTCATTATAAGACTTATGTGGATAAATTAAACGACGCATTGAGTAAAAAAGATTATGGTGATGTTGAGTTGGAAGAAATAATTAGATCAATTGGTAAATACAATAAAACAATTAGGAACAATGCCGGAGGAGCCTTTAATCATGCCTTGTTTTGGAAAATGTTATCACCGACAGAACAAAAATGTACCGGAGAAATTTACGATAGAATTAAAAAAGATTTTCATAATTTTTTAGGTTTTAAACAAGAATTTACGGAAAAAGCAAAAAAGAACTTTGGGTCTGGTTGGATTTGGTTGGTACTTAACAAATCAGGTTCTTTAAAAATAATGACAACACCAAATCAAGATAATCCACTAATGAATATTGTTAGAAATGGGGGTTATCCTTTACTAGGACTTGATTTGTGGGAACACGCATATTATTTACGATACAAAAATAAAAAAGACGATTACATTAAAAACTTTTTTAAAGCAATCAATTGGAAGTTTGTGAATAAAATGTATAATATGAAAATTAGAACTAAACTAAATGAATCCACAACCATTAAAAGGGTTATCTCAGAGGGGTTAAGTGAATCGTGTTCTAAGGAAGAAAATGAGTCTTATAGATTTATTTTTAATATAAATCCTAACGTTAAACAAATTTACAAAACAGGTATACAGAACGCTCTTAAAGAAGTTTTCTCAGATAGGTATTACGAAAAAGATGAATATAAACAAGGTGAAATGGCCGGGGTTTATGATTTAGAAAATGAGGGTAGATCGGTTATAAATTATTTAAATACAAATTATACAGGATTTTGTATCTTGGTTAAGGATATTAATAAACTTCTAACTTCTTTGGGTGAAACTCCTTTATCGTTTATTGGTCATCCCCCTAAAATGCAAATTGATGAAGTTAAAAGAATGACCGAAATTATCGATAAATTTAAATTTAGAATATTCTCGACGAATTCTAAAACATTTCAAAATTTAATATCGACTTTAGGTAGAACAAATATGTTTGGTGAAAAAACTGAAGAATTTGCCGTTAAAAAATTAAAAGAAAAATTTGGTGATGATAATGTTATTAAGATTGGTAGACTTGGTAGTACCGAAGATGCTATTGGGGGTATTGACGCTCAAATAACTATTGATAGTGAAACCAAAACAGCCCAAATCAAACCATTCTCAAATTACGAGGAGAAGAATGATAAATTTATTGTCTATGGAACCGCTAATGTAAAACCATATAAAACGGATTGGATTGTTTTTTATAACAATAAGTTAGGGGTTTTAATTTTTGATAACCACAAAACAAAAATATCTGGTGGTAATTTTACGTTTGATAAAGGAGATCTTATTTACAACTGATGAGCATATTCGTAGATAGTCCACAACTAGTTAGAGTAGTTAAATTATATTTAACGAAGTCATTTGGTGATTTAACGCCAGAAAAAGACCGCGATTTTGTACTTTTTTTGAATTCAGAAGGTAAAACTATAATGGAGTACGATATTGATGTTAGAAAACTTTGGGTTTCTGAGTCTAAGTTTTGGGATAAATTGGAATATATTTTTCCCGTTGATTATGTTAATTTAATATCAATTGTGGCTGATTGGGCACAGGACCATTATGGGTTGGATATTAGAATGGTTTATCATACTATGACAATTTAATTGATATAAAGCGAAATGTTATAATATTTATATAGAAAATATATTAACATGTCCGTAATACCTGAACCCGAAAGAAGTAAATTATATACACAAGTAAAACATTTACTTGGTGCTCCATTACGTTCAATAGAAATCGTTGACGAGCAAATGGATACCTTATTGGAATTTTCCATTCAAGATTATGCGCAGTACGTTCAAGATTGGTTAATCGAATCTCAGTGGACTTCTTTATATAATCTTAACTTGGATACACAATCTTTATCAAGAGCGTTTATTACTAAAAGTTTAGATTGGGAAACGAGATACACATACGCATATTCAAAAATAGTTGGGTTACAAAATAGTGGAGATTGGGTACTAAAAAAAGATTTTATTCAATTAGAGAGGGGTAGACAAATATATGAGATACCAGCAGGTCGTGAAATAAATGAATTACTTTGGTTTACACCGTCTACTTTAAATAATATTTTCTTTGACCCTTGGTCTTTTGGAGGTATCGGTTCAGGTGGATTAGGTGGTCCTGGCGGATTCGCTCAAATGGGTAATACCGTCGGTTCATATTTTATGATGCCGGCATTTGATATGTTACTTCGTATGCAAGAGGTAAATATACAAAGAAGGATTATTGCCGGTGATTTAACTTATCGTGTTACAGCACTACCTGATGGTAAAAAAGCGGTTCACTTAATGCAAACTCCGGGTGGTAAATTTGACTTCGGTAATGCGACTTTAATGAAAGGTCAAGTTTGGTATTGGTATTATGATACCGAGGGTTCTGATAGAGATTCCTGTTTAAAGTCAAACCCCGACATTATAAAATTACCATCAGATGTTCCATTCGATGAATTAGCATGGGTTGATCTAAATAACCCCGCAAAGCAATGGGTCCGTAGATGGTTTGTTTCTTATGTAAAAGAAACCCTATCAAGAGTTAGGGGGAAATATAGTGGTAATTTAAAAACACCTGATTCCGAATTAACTATGGATTACACCTCTTTGGCAACTGAGGCCAAAGACGAAAAGACAAAATTAATCGAGGAATTAATTGGTCCTGAAGGTAGATTAACAAGATTAAAACCTGAAAAGGTAATGGAGAGAGAGGCGTTAATCGCTGAAAATCTTAATAAGCAAATGAAGTTCAGAGCCTTTCCAAGACAAATATATGTAATATAATATGGCAATTATTCGTTCAATCCCATCTGAAAAAGTTATAGGTGGTAGAATTATTAAATCATCAGAAATTGTTATTGTTTCTGAACCCGAATACACATCAAATGGTGAAGGATTAATTATCGTAAAAGATATTGATTTTTGTAAATTAAAATTAAACCATACATCAACGGACCACGTTAGAGTAAAATCTATGACAAACACTCTCATCATACCTGACATCGGAATGTTTGATGAAAAGTATGATGAGATGTCTATTACTTCAGAATCGTGTGTTGAGTTTTATTTCACTCAAGGTAATTGGTATATCACATCAAGCGATGGAATAAAAATGTCTTAGACTAATTCGCCCCAACCTTCTTCTGCTAATTCATACATATAATCGGGTTCAAGTCCTCTTTTTTCCCAATACTTAACTTCAGGTTCAGAAATGGTTAAAACCTCTTCTAATGAATCTTGGTCACCTTCTTCAAATGGTTTTCCATTAATTAATTCGCATTGGTCTTTTGTAAATAAACCACGACTTTCAGGATCGGTAACCAAAAGTCCGTCTCTAACTTCATCTTTAAAAACCACAAGTAATGGTTCAATTCTTTTGTTGAAGACAGATATTGCCCTTGGGACATTATACTCTCCAGTCATATCAGGGTTGTTTTCAATTTCCTTTTGATCTAACATATAACAATTTAATCTAATCATAGTGTTTATGGCGTCGTCAGGTAATTTTCCATTATTGGCAACATAATGATCTAAGTCTTCTTTTCTCCATCCGCTCTTTAATTTATTAACTTTTTGGACATCACCGTGAGATGCTTTTACGCCATTATTAACATAATAGATAACATCACCAAGATTCACTTTGATTTTATTTTTAAGTGCCAATTCCATATGAGCCATGCGACTCATCGCATTTCCCGCCTTTGTTTTTTCATTACACCTTTTATCGTAATCGGACAAAGACAATTTTACTTTCGCACGTTGAGCGATTTTCATAAGTGGAATTTCTTGGTCAAATATTTTTTGTAGGTATTCATAATACCACTCAACAAACTCTTGTCCTTTACCCTCCAATAACATTTTAATTCCCTTATCCAAAAAGTCCTCAATATATAGTGGTAGTTTCTTCGACTTAATTGTATTTCCCGTAAGTTTAATTTTACCTTTGTCGGTCATCAAGGCGTAGTTTTTTCTTGCCAAGTTAATACACGAAGGCCAAGTTCCGTCGGTATCTAAGGCCATCTCACCCTTCATAAACATATCGTTAAATTCCGCAACGTCAGCGTCGGCACCTTTATATTCTTTACCTTTTTTTACCTTCCAATTGTTTCCCTTACCAATATAAATTCTATCATCACATCCTTCTGGTTTTGAGAAGTTCACACCGTCCGTATCCATTACAAGGGGCATATAACCACGTTTCATAAAAAACTTAATCATCATACGAAGATATTGTCTTCCTGTACAAGTAATTTGTTCTCCCATATACATATCACCCCAGTGGAACACCTGTGGAGCGGATAATGCACCGAACATGGAATTGATGAAAATTTTAATCGGTAATTGTTTTCTATCGTATGAAAGGGATTTTTTCTTATCGGTTTTCTCATATTCTCCTGCCAAATTCTTATATAAAATACGAGTATCCCTAAAATACTTCAACATCGCTTTCATTCCTTGTAATACATCACAATCAGGGAATATATCATGAACCAATTGGATTGAAGGGTAAAGTGATGAGAAGTCCAATTTTAAAACGTCCTTTGAGAACCCTACTCTAAGTAGTCTTGATAATCCACCGACGAAATCTTGCTTTGCTTGTTTTTCAGGAATTGCAAGTTTGTACTTATAGGACCACGCTAACATCAACATTTTCCAAAGGGTTGCGGTCCCCATAGTTGAAACTCTTTCATATGTGGTGGGAACCATCGATGCCAATAGGAATGTCCCTTGGTTAAATTCCTCATCCACCAATAGAGTTTCTTCCAAGTCGTCGTCAAGGTATCTCTCAACGATCTCGTCACCTTTTACTTTTATATACGTACCAGGAAAACGTGTATCCAAATCTTCAAACGCAGGGTTATCAGCTCTTTTATATTTTCCATTTTTAACATTTAACCAAAATTCTTCTTTTTTTGCATACATAGAACCAATTTTATCGTGGTCTATATAAACTCGGTCTTCAGATTCCGCCTCAATATATTGTGTTATATATTTAAGTCCCGCAGACTTAATGTTTGAATTAATTGCTTGGGCTCGTCTTACTGAGTGTATAATATCAATAATATTATAACCCCACATTCCGACTTGATTATATTTTTCAACCTCATTCGCCAATTTTAACATATTCTCTTTTTGTGAGATATTATAATTGGGATTTAATGTTTTACAGGTTTTTTTAACGTCAATATTAAGGACTTTACATCTTTCAAATATCCAAAACCAGTCGAAGTTAAATGAGTTATAACCACCGATAATTGAGGGTTTTAATGCATCAATTAATTTAAAGAAAGATATTAATCCGTCTCTTTCTTGTTCGGGAGTTGCACATTCGATTACTTGTTGGAATCCTTTATTTGTCTTAATTCCAATCATAAAGATACGACCGTCTTTTGGTTCCAAAGAGGTCGTCTCCAAGTCGAATACAAATCTTGTGAGTTCATTATATTCTTCGAACCCTTTAAATAATCTTTTTTCTTTTTGAATTAGGTATTGTTCTACCGGTGGTAGAATTAATATTAAATCTTTTGTATTTTCACCCCAAGGGTCTATTCCGCCTTCTCTAAAAAAACTAATAAGTGATCGATATCCTTTTAAGGATTTAACCATAAATCTTAATCCGTTTTCTAATCTTTCATTACCTTTGGTTTCTAATTTTTCTATAATTATTCCATATTTGGTCATAGCCTCTTTCTGAAGGTCTTTTGAGGATTTATAGAAATTTTTGTCTTTTAGATCTCCGACCCATGCAAAAGGAACAAAACTATCTTTTTGTATTGTCTTACCTTTTTCGGGATCTTCTTTAATTTTGAAAATTGAATCGGATGCGTAATCAAATTCTACCGCAACGATATACTTTTCGGGATCGTTCCCTTCGAGAAACGACTTAATCTCATCTTGTGATAACATATTATTTTATTTTATTTAGTGGTTTATTCGCTGCCGAATATATCGACATTTACCTTGATGTGAGTAATGATAATTATTAAAGGTATTTAAGTCAAATCATCCGATGTTGATATTTATTTGTTATGAGAGATTTGATAAAAAAAGTATTGATGGAGTTTCACCATCCTGTTTTAGTTTATGAGATTGTTATATGTAATAATTTACTTGAACAGGATTATATAAGAACTTTAGGTGATAAAAAGACTAGGTTATTAAAAAATTACCATTCACAAGAAAATATAGGCGGTAATAAATTTTCTCGTGTTGATCCTGAGATGATTGATGATTCAATAAGAGAAATTCAAGACGAATTAATTACCGTATCAAAAAAGATTGTTAATAATTGTTCGGGTAAACTTTGTAGTGTTGTCGTTGTTGATAACCCTAATGGTTTTGATTATCATGTTTGGTTGAGAAAAAATAATAAAAATAATATTAATCTAATAATTAATACATCAATACATCATCCTGAACATTTATATAATAGTCTTAAAGCCCCTATGTTGATCGTCCAAATGGATGGAAGTATTAGTACCAAATTTATATAAATAAAAAACCCCCATCTTTCGACGAGGGTTTCTTTTTCACCATCCGGTTGAGGTCTAAGACCTGAATCGTCACACCCGATTCTTGGCGGTCAGGTTTTAGGATTGCCGTGACCCTCCTTGTCACCGTCTTACGACGTATTCGGATTCCTCCTCCTTTTCGACATACGTTCATCGTTTGAACATTACAAAGATATATAAAGTTTTTGAATTGCCAAAACTTTTTAAAAAAATTTAATCGCAACATGGAAATTCCATCTCGTAGTTGGAACTGAATGCCGTGTCATCTATGGCAAAACTATCAATAACATTAATATAGATTTTTTCCGTTATCGGCATAAATAAGACACCGTCAGTATTTTTCACCATGAATTCCCCTAAGAACCTACCGACATTTTTGGTTTGATTTTTTTTGAATTGGTAGTATGTAAAGTATTCAATTTGACCGTCTTCTGTTAATCCCGATTCAACCGTTGCCGATACCGAAGTTATCTTAGGTATTCCAGTTTCTTCATTAACCATAGAGAAATAGACATCAGACTCCCCTAAAATAGACATCGTGTTCATATAATCACTTCTTCCGTTTTGGGAAAGTTTGACTTTGATTACTGGTAGTGTTGCGTTTTTCTTAATGAACCATTCCATATTAGTTTTGATCTATTTCGTCTGACGTATAACTTTCAGATATGTTTATATATAATTTTTCTCTAATAGGTAAAATTAAGGTTCCTTCATTATTTTTTAACACAAACTCACCTTCGTATCTACCAACTTTACTTGTATATTTTTTTGGGAATCTGTAATAGATATAATATTCTACCTTCGCGTTTGGCTCAATCTGTGTTTTTTCAACAAATCCTGCGGGTTCCAAATGTATCTTATATGAACCTGTATCACTATCAATCATGGAAAAATATATGGTTGAGGATTCAATAAAACTCATAAATGAGTCGAACTCACCTCTTCCGTCGTCAACCACTTGCATTTTTAGTAATGGTAATGTTCCATTTTGCTTGATGTTAAATTCCATACTAATAAATATATAACATAACGATTTTTTTATAAAAAGTTTCACTTTTTCAAATATATTGATATTTATTTAATATGGGAAGAAAAACAATACCGAAAGATCAAAGAAAGGTTAAATTTGGAATAAGCTTAGACTTTGAATTATTTGATAGAATGGTTAAAGAGAAAATCAAAAAATCGACTTTGATAAACAAGTTACTCAAAGAGTATTATGGAAACAAAGATATGTAGTAAATGCGGGGTGGAAAAAGAGGTTTGTGAGTTTAATAAACGGAAAAACCGTAAGGGTATTGAAGTGCCTCGTGGATTTTGTAAAAAATGCCATTCATTAATGTCAATAAATTATAACAAATTAAATCCCGATAAAGTCAAATCTCGTAGGGATACTTGGTATAAAAAAAATTATGAGGGTTTAGTTATAAAACTTAGGGAAAGGAGACAGACCGATTTACTATATAAACTAAAAATTGGGGTAAGGACCAGACTTAAAATGGCGATAAAATATAATTCAAAGAGGGGTAGTACAATTAAATTACTCGGAATTGATATTATGGGATTAAAATCATACTTAGAAAGTAAATTTATTGATGGTATGTCTTGGGAAAATTATGGTCTATATGGTTGGCATATAGATCATATAATACCTCTATCTTCCGCAAAAACAGAAGATGAATTTTATAAATTATGTCATTATACTAACCTACAACCGCTTTGGGCTAAAGATAATTGGAAAAAAGGTAATAAATTTTAAATTAACTTTCCTTTCTTATCTCAGCGGGATAATGATCAAAACGATTGTGCTCTGTTGGTGTCATTAATAATAATCCGGCGTTTAAATTACCCTTTTTAGTTTCTTGGAACATATGACTCATCCACGTCTGTTCGTACGGATGGGCCCACTTAGTTTCCAAAAACATTTTTTTGTTTCCTTCTTTTGATACAATTTGTACCCAATTACAATAATATATTTCTCCTGTGGCGTAAGGAACACCATCTAATGATTTAATACTATTAAATACGGTTTTTGGTGCGTTAGGATCCAATCCTTGTTGTGGTAACCTTATGTTATTTGGAAAAAAGGTTTCTCTGACTGATTGTGGTACGTTGTACCAACTCCAATTTACTGAGTTGTCACCAAAAAATTCAGAAAAATTAATTTTTAAAAAATCAAAATTTTCATGTTTTATTATTTTTAATGTTTTATCATAAAAATTTGGGACATATCTATTAAATCCGTTTCTGCAAACTTCTCCTTTTTTTGGGTAGAAAAACATATCATCCTCGAACCACCAATAAAATTTATGATTTGTGTTATCAAAATGTTCAGCTACGAATTGTCTACCCCCACAAATACCCAAATTTGTTCCGTCACCAATCATTTCAAAATTATACATATAACATAATTTATCATATTCGGCATCGGTTGTTCTATCGGTAGAATTATTCAATAAATATTTTTTTGGTTTATTGATAAAATTCTCATCGTATTCCAACATTGACTTTATTAAAGTTTTAAACTGATTTGGTGAGTTAAACCCGATAACGTATAACGCAACTTCTTCTGCGGTTGGTTGTTGTATACTTGGGGTTGTGTTTACAATTTTATCTATTAAGAAAGTGGGATCAAATGTCGGAACTTCTTGTTTATCGTATAAACCGTTTTTAACATCCTCAAAAAACTTACCCAACAATCCTGTTTGCTCAATATTATAAATATCAATAAGATTTGGATACAAGTATGTCATTATGGTAAATAAGGATTCTTCGGTTCCCATATATCCATTATCTAATGTATCTTTCATTAGGTGATAATATATCGTATTGATCTCAGGGATACTATCTTTTTTACCACCAAAAAAACCTCCTCTTGCAACTCTATTAACTCGGTCTTTCGAATAAATGTTTATTGAATTGTATTCAAACCCGTGAATTTCCGTACTTGTTTCATATGGGAAACAAATAAACATAAACTTATCTGTGAAGTTTGATATTTTATCTAAAACATTATCTTTGGTAAAATATCCTTGATGGACCGTGTTTGTTATTCCGGCATCTATCCAAAATAAATGATCTGAATTAAATTTGTCCAATATTTTTGCATCGTGTAACAAAAACATTTTGGACATAACAAGGGGGTTATACATTTCAAGTTTAGATTGGGTCGATTCTGATAACCAACCTACTTGATTGTACCAATTTGGACTCGTTCTTATTTTTTGGATTTTATGGAAAAAATCGTTATTAACAAACCAAGTTAAATCTCTTTGTACAAATTGTGTATTTTCCTCGGACCTTCTCTCAAACACAAAGTTTTTAAGGGTTTCGTCACCAAATATTATTAGGTTAACATCTAACTTTAAAAGGTCTTCTAATTTATTTAAATAATGTTGGAAGTTTCTTGACCAACCACCTTGTAATTGGTCCCTACCGATATCCCAAAGTCCGGTTACTAGTGTTGTTTTATTCATCTATCATTTATTGTTTTTGCATACAAACCCAAACAGCGTTAGAAAAAATCTCTTGTCTATACGGTTTTAAATTATTTTCAATACAGGATTGCTCAATATCTTCGTAAGTGATTTCTAACCAATTCCAAATTTTATTTTTGATGTTTTTTTCAAAGGTTTCTTTATCGTGACAATAATCATGTGCCAAAATAAAATCACCCGATTTTATTAATTTAGAAAATATTTTAAATTCACCTATTTTCCATCCACCATCACAAAGAACAATACTATTTCCGTCTTGTTTTATAAAATTCTCAACATCTAATTTAACGTTAGTCCAATCTTCGTTAAAAATGTTTTCAACTCTAACATCAATACCTTTATCTAACATCTGACTATACCAAGGTCTTTCATATATGTCATAAGATAGTATTTTTGTATTTAAATTTAATTCGTCTATAATAATTTTTAAAAATTCAGTAAACCCTCCTAACGCAGTTCCAATTTCTAATATTCTCTTTGGTTTTACTTCTTTTATAAAGTCATAAAATATTTCATAAACATTATGACTTTGTTGTGCGGTATAACCCATATACGCCGATAAACTATCATTAGATTCTAAATCGGTTAATTTTGTAATATTTTCTCGTATGTTCATAATTAAAATCTTATATGTAAATTTCCTGTTTTATCGTGAAATTCAAAACAATTTGGTATAAATCCTCTAAAACTATTCCAATCCCAATTCATTTCTGATTCTAAAGCAGATACCCCAATATCAAAACCATCAGGATAGTTTCTAATATTATTATGGACTGAATACCATAAAAATTCTTCCCATCTTCTAACAAAGTACCTGAACTTCCAATTATTTTTAAAAACTAAAAATTGTTCATTAACAACATGAGCTTTATCCCATTTTGTATGTTCGAATACGTGATAGTCTACCATTTTTCTATCAAAAAAACAATCGCTCATATTTTTTTTATGATCACCAATTAAGGATGGTCTTTCAAATAAAAAATCTAAATCATTTCGTTCCATATGATGGAATAAGTTAAATAATTTATCCTCACTAAAATTATTTGTCATTCTCCAATCGGCATCATTATATATTATATAATCATATCCTTTATCTAAACAATATTTTAATGATAATACTTTTAAATTTAAAAAAAAAGAAAAACCCGGATTTCCGTCATCATATCTATCTAATTTAAAAATATCTAAATTTACTTTTGACCCTACTTCACAGATTTCATTAGTGGTAATGTTAAAATGTGCGGAGCATTTTTCACTATATTTAGTATAACATTCCGACGCATTTTTTAAATACGAGTCCCCAACCGCTAATGTAGTGAATATATATTTCATTAAGTTTCTACAATTTTTTCTAAAAAATTAAAAGTATAATCAAAATCATAATAATCAGGTATTCTATTATCCAAAAAAATTGCGGATTCTATATATTTTTTGTATAACGACTGATTACTATCTATTTTTTTTATTAAAAATAAAAAATCATTTAAATCTGTAAAGTCATGCAAATTAATGAAGCTTTCAGGATTAAATCCTTCTTCGGTTATATACTTATTACCGAAAAATATTGGTATAGCACCACTAAAAAATGCGTGATATATTTTTTCTTGTAGGATGTAATCTGTATTAGTATAATGAATTGCAATGTTAAATTTATATTTTTGAAAAAAACCTATTTTTTCTCTATATGTTAATCCATCATTTCTACCAATATAAATAGGATCCATCCATTGATATTTATTTAACTCTTCTTCTTTTGATACATTTTGTTTCCAAGGTCCTGAAGATGTCACTTTTTTATATTCACATAGTTTATTAAAAATAAGTTCTCTAAAGTCGTTATGGGAGGCTTGTGTAATTGAACAAAATCCAACATTTCTATTTGAAATAATATCAAAATTTCTTTTTTCAGTCAACCAATTTAATGGAGAATCCACTAATCTTGATTCATCATATAGTGTCCACACATCAAATACTCCTGATGGTTGTCTCAAAAATCTTGGGTGTTCGAATTTATTATATCCTATTGACCATTGGTTTTCATTTCTATCCAAACAGTCTTTAAAGTTTGCAACTTCTCCTGAAACATAAATAAATTTTTTATTTTTATCGGATTGATTGAATTTTGTTGGTAAATGACCTGTATATGTATCTACGTAATTTTCATTACAATTCAAATCAGAATGGATAACAATATCGGGATTAATTGGGTCAATAATTACATTATACTTTTTAGATAAAATAAATTTAAAGTAATTAATCCAACTATGTTGTCCGTGATTTGGGAATCCTTGTCTTGTAATTCTAATAGTTTTCATTTGAAATAATCAGTTATTTTAATAGTTTCTTCATTATATCCTCCATTGTCGTGTACGAAAATTGGTATATTATTTTTAAATATAACAGTATCGTCATTAACGACGATATCATTTTTAGCTAAATAAGTGTTAAATACTAATTTATTTTTATAATCTAATTCAATATCATGACTCAATAAATATTCTATTTGCCAATTACCTTGATCACATAAACCAAATAATCCGCGATTGATTATGTTTTCAACATGTGTAACAAAATGTTGAGTTTTTGCACAAAAAACGCCAGCGTTTAAAAATTTATAAGCAGTTTTAATGTTTTTAGTTTCATGTAAGTAACTATATTCGGTATTTGGCCAAAGATTAATTTCCGCTCCAAATAGTATATTACAATTATATTCGTTAAGTATTTTCGATATATCATTAATACCACCAACATAACCAACATCAGTAGCATCTAAAAGTATAAAATATTCATACTTATTTATTAAAATATTTTTAACAAATTCAACAAATTTTTTAATTCTAAAATATTTAAATTTAAAATAGTAACTTTCATTCTTAATTATATCACTTTCACTATTATAACGTATCACATAATAATCTTCTTTATTTATATCTTTTAATAATTTATCCTCAAATATTGGTGTAAAATTACTTGGATAATCAAATAAAATAGTAACAACCGCAACTTTACCCATATTAATTAATTAATTGATTATAAAAAGAATTAATTAGTTCATCATCAGACTTAAATGGAATTCCATTTCCAAATATTTTGACCGGTATATCGTTTTCCCAAAAAAAAGATAGCTCACCACCTTTACTATTAATCAATATTTCATCGCTTCTTATATCGTTTTCTATCCAAGAAAATTTAGGAAAAATAATTAACTCGTTTTCTATTATATCAAAGAATTGTTTGTGGTGCGCATTTCCTCGATATTTATTTTTATATAAAAATAAAAATTCATCATATTTAGACGGTATTGCTATAAATCCGGAATTTGAAATTTCCGTCAATAGTTGTATCAAGTCTAAAGGATTAAAAACATCTTCTAATGTGTGAGAACAAATTGAAAAATCAAATTTTCCATTTATTCTAACATAGGATAGTAGTTCTTCCCACGTTTTTTTATCTTCTAAATTTATTTTAAAAAAAATGGTTTCCTCCTTATATATAACTAAGGAATCCGCAACATACTTACACTCAGGATATGACCAATACATTGCGGACGCTCCAATATCAATAGATTTATAACCATTTTTTAATATATATTTTTTTACGTCATCTCGTTTTCCTCCAACGTAATTATAACTCCAATTTTTTATCATAAAATTATTTTATTTAAAATAAACAATACCAGTTCCTGTTGAGTGTCCGAGATATGTTATATCTTTTTTTAATAGGTTTATACCGTCCCAAAAAAATTTCATTTCATTATTTAAATGAATATCATCTAATAATAAACTACCTTTATAGTTTAAATATAATAAATAATCTAAAAACTTTTGTTCAAAAACTCCATCATGAAAGGTATCTAATAGTATTATGGGTGATGCGAGTATTATGTCGTCGTAATTACCGTTAATTACATCATCTATTATGAATTTAATATTTTTTGGTATATTAATTAATTCTAATTGATCTGTAAGATTAAAAGAATAAATATTATTTGTTTTATTAGTTGATAATGCTAATGCTGAACATCCTTTTAAAGTTCCAATATCTAATATAGTAACATTATTATATATTTCTGATATATAAGATAACAACCTATAATGTTCTTTTGACGAAATTTCTTCGTAATATTCTTTATATTCTATATTATTAATATGTTTGGATGTTTTCATATCTAAATTATCCAAAGTTTCATTACTTATATTTAATATAATATTTTCCATATAAGTATTACAAATTCCCCACTATTCTCTCACACCATCCCTTAGATGTTGAGTATGGCCATACAACCCAATATTTTGGTTTGTGTGATGTTTGAAATTCTCTCCAAACTTTACAGTAACCATCAGGGTCATTTTTCATTCTATTGATCTCATTTACATCGGCATCTTTCCTAAAGATTGTTTCATCCTTATCGTCGTGAAACGCAACCACCCAAAACTCATAATCGGTTTCAGGGACTTGTGTGAATCCAATATCGATGCAGTGTTTGAAAATGGATGCAAAGCTATCTTTCCACTCCTCCTCATTTTCAAATGTATAAGGGTTCGGAGCGTATTGTTTGTCTATTGTGTATTGTTGTATAGCCCTTCTTTCAAATAGTAAACCAGAATATTTTTCATAATCCCTTAATGTTCTTTCGCTTCCGAAACCATAAATCCCGAATTCTTCGGAATTAAATGTTTCTCCGTCCATAGAGAATAATTTTCTGTTTTTAAGGTGGGCTTTATTATTTTTTGACACCCAATCTCTATCATCATCCCACTGCTTTGTTCTTCCCTTTCTTGTATATTCATGCCAAATAAGAACTTTGTGTGGGTGGAATAAATCATACCCATGTGTATAAGCCCTTGCGGCGATTGAGATTTCTTCTCCGTGAAAATAATAATCGGGGTCGTGTTGTACTTCTTGTGAGAACCGTCCCAAGGTAAAACAAAAATGTGCCGAATAAAATCTTGCCGTTACAGGTTCCTTTAAATCTTGCCAACCCGGAATTGTTTCGGGTAAGAAGAAAACCGCACCTTCGGGAATAAATCTATCAAAAACCATTCTCCAAGGTTCGGGAACTCTTTCTTGTGGGTCATTATCGGGATTAAATGATGACACATAACCTGTAAGTAATGGTTTTTTATGTCCTTTCTTTTGGAGTTGTTTAATCATATTAATCATCTCATCATCCCAATTTGGGGCAAACCTCATATGAGAGTCGATTTGTAAGGTATATTCTTCTCCTTTATATAATTGTTGAATTTGATTTCTCGCCCAACAAGCTCCTCTTGATTGTTGGTGTGGAATATCTAATATTCTAAACCTTTTATCTTTTCGGTATTCGTCAAGGGTATCAAAATTATCATCGGGATGAAATTGACGAGCAATTGCAAAAACTAAATTCTTTGGTCTTTTTGCGTTTTCAATTGCCGATTTGATTGTTTTTTCTAACTCGGGATCTCTATAAGAGGCAATCTGAATAAAAATTTTCATGAATGTTTTTTTATTCAAAAAATAAATAACTTTTTGGGTTAATAAATATTAAACCAAGGTATTATGGGGGACAAATGCCACTACCCCAACTAGTAGGTCCGATGACGATGTCAACAGGTGAAAAACTTGTTTGTAATGTAGGATTAACATAGAAATTTCCACTATATGATAATCTTGCCGAACCTGCCGGTGTCGATGTGAACGGACTTATTAATGTATATAGATAAATTGGTGATCCAATTGTCGGACATTTTTGCCATCTAAACACTCCATTAGTATCATATTGGTAAACAGTACTCCATTGTGATACTCCACTACTACAAATTTTTCTAATCCTAATAAAAAATGGAGGACTATTAAATATTGTTATTGTAACTCCTCCTATTGGGGGAGTACATAAAGGAAGTGTATTAGTTGTCGGACTTGTAAAGTTAAACGAATCGTCAACTTGAATCTCAACCCCTAAACAAGTTCCACATCCCACCGTACTATATTGAATTCTATATTGACTAGGATTTGAAACCGATTGAAGTAACCCTGTTATTTGAGGAGGGCAACAAATAACTGATGGGGTTGGTGTTGGTGTCTTTGTTTGAGTAGGCGTAATACTTGGTGATAACGTAATTGTTGGTGTAACACTTGGCGATAACGTAATGGTTGGTGTTGGCGTAGGTGTTTGACTAACTTGTGGTGGGCAAGGTAATTCTGGGTGTCCTGACGAACAGGCAGGACAATCGTCAACTCCATAAAATTCAAAGGTATTGAAATTTAAATCCTCTATGGTATATTGTTGTTCAATTTCTTGTTGGTAATTCATATTCACCACAATTGTACATCCAGTAAATCCTGTCCCTGTACTTATCGATGATGCCGATAATTCCATGTAAAAGGTTTCTCCTTCATTAAAGTCAGTATTTTGGAAGTCAGTATTAAAACGGAATATTTCATTACTACAACAAGAGCTAAACATTGTTGGACACTTATAGGTTGAGATACATATTTCACAGTCGTTGAAGTCAAAAGTATCAAAATGTTGTAACGGAGGTTCGTTACTTGGTATGTTAGTAAATCCTAAACACGTTGGTCCCGGATCCACGTTTATATCAATCGCAACGGTTTGTCCTGCGGTAAAATTAGATGGATTAATGTTTAATGTTACCAAATCATTTGAACAACAAGAACTGAAATAATAGTTTTGATTTTCATTTTGACATGTTAAACATTCACCTTCAGTATAATCCGGTTCATTTAAAGTTATAACACTAGGTGAGTTACTTTGGACTCCGGTATTATAATAACAAATACCACTAATAACATTAATTTCTTCTAAATTAATGTTATAATTTTCTAAATTAATTCCGACAACTATTGTCGTAGCACTAGTTTCACAATCTTTAAATTCATAATTACAAATTACCTTATATCCCGATAAACATTCTCCACATTGTCCTGTTTGATAATTAGGGGTGTTGGATGTGGTTAATGGTGGTAAACCTGATGTTGTATTAGTTCTTGACCAACACATTCCACTATACGTTACAATATCACCTAAATCAAAGTTATTTGGATTTACCGATATTGGTATTAGTGAAGGGTAATTTGGATTATTACAACAAGGGGTAAATAAATATGTAACATAATTAACCGATGGTGTTATTGTTGGTGTTTGTGTTAATGTTTGAGTCGGTGTAACCGTTATTGTTGGTGTTAATGTTTGAGTCGGTGTAACCGTTCTTGTTGGTGTCCTTGTCGGCGTTACCGTAGCAGTATTAGTTGGTGTAATAGTAGGTGTTGGAGTAATAGTAGGTGTTGGTGTAGGTGTTGGCGGACTTATACAGTCATCACAGTCGTTAAACGGGCCGCTACTAATTGTGGTAGAACTAAATGTACAATCAGTACACTGGGGTATTAAGTCAACTATTGTATAACAACCACCGCTAAATCCTTCATTATAATCTAACCTAACCACCGCAACCGATTGGTTATTAGCATATCCTGTAAACGCACCACCAAGTAAAACTTTATCGTCATTTTGAATATGAATGTCATTTACAATAGCAACACCAATATTATTATTAAAATTAAGATCAAAAGTAAATTGTTCATTAAAACTTCCGTCCTCATTTAATAACACAATCCCACGACATCCATTTCCATTAAATGATGTAAATTGACCTCCGACATAAATCTTGCCGTCAGGTCTTATTTTAATTGAAAAAACAGCATTATCAAATCCAGTACCTCTTTGGAAAGGATTATCTATAGTACCTCCCGAATTTAATCTCACTATATAATTATACGCAACACCACTATATGTGGTAAAACTACCTCCAACTAAGATTTTACCATCGGGTTGTTCAGCAATCGCCCTTATTGTTCCGCCAAAACTTAAACTAGACCCCGTAAAAGTTGTATCCAAGGATGTGTCTTCGGATATTCTAATTATATTATTTACAATCTGTCCTTGGTATGTACAACCCCCTGAAGTAAATTGACCTCCAACATAAAAACCTTCCGCAAGTCCGATATTAGTCCTTTCTATTGCATATACACCTACACTACCTGAGAACGTATTAGTCGAGATTCTACTACCAGTTAAGGTGTCAATCAGTATTAATCCTCTATTAGTTGATGATGTAATTCCGTTGTATGTTATTATAACACCACCTATTAATGCTCGATTACCTGTACTTAACCATTTAACCACATAAACAGGATCACTATTTGCTACACCCACCCCCCAAGTAAATGCCGTTGATCCGTCAAAGGAGTTAAGGATACATACACTATCGCTAATATTTAACCCATTGTAGTTTTGAAAAGACCCTCCAACCAAAAGATATTTTGAATCATACCTTAAATCAGTTGAATAAACTGGTCCGTTAAAACCTGTGGTAACTCCACTGAACGTTGAGTCGGATATACCGTCATTTCTAAATTTAGTAATTCGGTTTTTAACACCGCTGTCAACAAAAACCCCCCCTAAAATATATCCTTCTGTATATCCTGACGCTCCACTAAAATATGTAATATCAAAAACCGTGTTATTTAATTGAGTTCCGGCACTAAATGTAGAATCGTAAAAAAAGTTAGAATTAATACTATATGTTCCACCGATATTAAGTTCGGTTGGATTACACAAATAATATGTATTACCATTAGTACAACTACTTAGTTCATAGTAGAATGTGTTGTTTTGTTGATTTATCTCTAAACATTCAGTACAATCAGAATAACCTGAGTAAATAACCGAAGTACCGGTTATTTCTGTTGAAATTCGTATATATTCATAACATTTTCCACTATATTCAAATACCGGATTTGTTAAATAATCCCAATCTTCACTAGCATATACAGTAATATCATCATTACGATCGCAACAATTTCTAGTGTCAATTAATGTTGACCTCTTACAATATTCTGAATTATCATTTAAAGCCGCTGCACAGTTTACATAATCAGGAGTTTGGAAACACGTTCTAGGTGCGTCACAAGAATCTACTTCAGGATTACATATTCTTAAAAGAGAATAAGGTTCGCTAGTGTCAGGATCAATAATTACGTTTCCAATAACAAAATTAGATTTTCTAATATTAAAAGGTAATTCGGTAACTCCATCACAACAATTAACAAATATCCACGTTTCACAACAATCGTTATAATCAACTATACATGTTTCACAAGTTCCGGCAGAATATTCAAATGTCGGATAGTTCGCCACAGGTAATGTTGTTGAGGTAAATGTCCCATTCCAATTGTAACATTTAGTACCATTACCATCGTCGTAAGCTACAATATCACCAGTACTAAATCCGCCAGTATCAATACCAAATACTATTTCTGTAATACCTGAACAACAATCTGTAAATACACCCCAATCACAATAAAATCCATTTTCGGTTAAACAAGTTTCACATTGACCTGACGAATATTGTGGTGTATTATATGTGTTTTCTGGAGTGTCTTCCGATGTGTTTTCGGTTAAATACCAACAAGTTGAAGAGTCTGTAACAATATCTCCTGTGTTAAAATTATTTATATTAATTGAAAATACTTTTGTGAAAGCGCTTGTACAACAATCTAAAAATTCACGACTTACGTAATTAGGAACCGTTGTTGATGTAGGTGTTTGAGTAATTGTCGGAGTAATCGTTGGCGTGATTGTATTGGTAGGAGTAACCGTAGGTGTTGGTGTCACCGTATTAGTTGGTGTTACCGTCGTAGTGTTAGTTGGTGTTACAGTAGATGTCCTAGTTGGGGTTGGTGTAGGAAATACGAATCTTGTTTTGGTAGGTGTAACTGTCGGTGTAATTGTGTTGGTTGGAGTTACTGTTGGACTTACTGTTGGTGTTACAGAATTAGTTGGTGTAATTGTTGTTGTAACCGTAGGTGTTGTAGTATTAGTCGGTGTAGGACTTGGTGTTGGACAAAAATTATTTCCTGTCGTTGCTGTTAAACATGCCACACATGAAACATATCCTTCATCAATACTTTCGTTTAGATTATAATTATTTATTGATGTTCCGTTAGTAACTATGGCACATCCTGAAAATTGTTCAGTACTTATTAAATAAATTGAGTTTAATTCTAATTCATATATTAAATTTGTTAGCGGTTCTGATAAATTAAAAACATCATTAGTACAACATGAACTGAATACTCTTGGTAATTCGCCTTGAGCACATTCCTCACAACTATTAAATGTGTTTCCTGTTGGTTCATAATCACCAACGTTATTGTTTGTGGTGGCACTACTAACCATTGTCCAACATCCTTCTAATGAAGATAAACCGAAATATAAACCCGGTACGAAGATTAAATCTTGATCTGAGTAAACGCAATTACCCAAATTTTCTATTTGATTAAAAAATCTATTAAAAGAATTGTTTAACGTTGATGAACTAAAATTTGTAACTGTTGGATCAATTACCCAATTAAAATTCTTTAATCCTGAACCATTTTGTAATGATATTGGTAGGTTAGTATAACTTGTATTAGCGGTAAATGATGTAAATGCGTTATTTGTTTCCAAAGTTTCAAAAGTCCAAATGGATCCCATTCTACTATTGATGTTTGGCCATACACCACCGTTAAAATTATATGTGTTACTAAAATACGTTGAGTTATTTATTTCTCCTTCAATTAATCCTAAAGATTCAAAATCAAATTGGAAATTTCTAGCGGCAGTATTCCCTGTATATGGATTACCAGGAAAATTTGGATTATTTCCCGATGATGGTTCAGGAAATAAGAAATTATCCATACTACCACCAATATTATATTTTAAATCATACCATACCTTAAGATATTTTCCATAATCAGTTTGTAAAGTAGGTGTGTTATAGAACGAGTCAGGCTGATTTAAGGTGTTACCCGTTTCAGATAATGTTTGACCTGAATTATATACATCATTTGATTCATTAATTATCGCTATGGTAATATAGTTATTATCACCTCCGAAAGATGCTACAGATCCGTTATAAGACGATACGGGAGCACCAGGCGAACTTCCGGGGAATCCGTTAGAATATATGTTATCCGACCCGTCAAAATTTAATCCTCTATTAATAAAATATCTTTCGTCATTATCATCACTTATTGCGGTAGGTACGGTTTCACCAACAAATTCGCCAGTGGATAAAGACCCGCCTATCAGTTTACCCAAATAAGGATATAATCCCCACCAAACCCAATTTTCAGACGCAACACATAACTCATATAATTGACCTGTATAACCACTTAATGTTACTAAATCACCAAACCAACTTCTAACAGAATTGGATGCATTTTGTAATAATTGTCCTTGATATGAACCTGATGCGTCATAAAAGACATATATGTTTTTTGTTAAATCAACCGTATCCTCACACTGACAAAATTCAAAAACAGGATTTTGTCTACACGGATTTGTTGCTTCTTCACATTCAGTACAGTTAGTGTGTGTTGTTCCCGTATTTGTTTTTAAAAAGTAATTAGTAACTGATGGACCATTAACAATTCTAAAACATCCTTCAATACCGTTCGCATTGAAGTAGTACGTTAATGCTGGATTTAAACTATAAATTGTGTTATAATTCATACCAAAACCACTAAAATTAAATGTTTGACCTGACAATAAATCACAACATGCACTGAATGATAATTGTCCTGATGTTGCCGTAGGTGTTGGTGTTGTTGTGTTAGTAGGCGTTTGAGTAACTGTCGGAGTTACTGTATTCGTAGGTGTAGGTGAAGGGGTTATACCACCTTCAGTTGGTGTTACCGTTGGTGTGGTTGTATTAGTTGGGGTAATTGTCGGTGTAACGGTATTAGTAGGCGTTTGTGTTACTGTCGGTGTTACCGTATTAGTAGGTGTAAGTGTCTGAGTAGGTGTTTGAGTTGGCGTAGGGGTAGGGCATGGATTACTTGTTGTACAAGTATCACAATCAGTTTGTGTTGTAAAAGTGTCTGATATATTATATGCGTAATTATTAGGAGCGGAAGTTAACCCACTTAAATAAGTCGCACATCCAACAAAACCTGAACTATTAATATAATAAACAACATTATCGGTTAACCCCGTGAACACAGAATTCGGCATTGAGAATATTTGGAACACATCATTAGGTAAACAACATCCACTAAAAAATGCGTTTTTTGGTGGATATACTGTGTGTGTCGGGGTTGGAGTAGGTGTTTGAGTAGGTGTTTCTGTATTGGTTGGAGTTATAGTCGGTGTAACAGTATTTGTTGGAGTTGTTGTGTTTGTTGGAGTTTGAGTTACGGTTGGGGTAACTGTGTTGGTAGGTGTTTCAGTTATAGTCGGTGTAACTGTATTAGTGACAGTATTAGTAGGAGTTTGAGTATTTGTAGGTGTAGGCGAAGGAGTTACGTTACCACTAGTTGGAGTATTAGTTGATGTAATCGTATTTGTCGGTGTAACCGTTGGTGTTGTTGTTTTAGTGGGCGTTACCGTTGGCGTTTTAGTACTTGTAACAGTATTGGTTGGTGTTACCGTATTAGTTGGTGTAACAGTATTTGTAGGTGTAGGTGTCTGAGTAGGTGTTTGAGTACTTGTAACTGTATTAGTCGGCGTGTTTGTAGGAGTAACTGTATTAGTCGGTGTAGGACTTTCTGTTGGTAGTGGTGTTCCGTCAGGTGTTCTTGTAGGTGTTACTGTTTTAGTCGGAGTAACGGTGTTAGTTGGTGTATTGGTAGAAGTTTTTGTTACGGTATTCGTAGGGGTATTTGTTGGTGTTTCAGTTGGTGTTGCGGTATTTGTCGGCGTAACGGTAGGTGTCGTCGTTGGGGTTGACGTTACGGTTTTTGTTGGAGTAATGGTTGGTGTTACAGTATTTGTTGGTGTTACAGTACTAGTCGGAGTTTCCGTTGGTAGAGGTGTTCCATCAGGTGTTCTTGTTGGGGTATTAGTTGGTGTTGATGTCTTTGTAGGAGTTTGAGTTGGGGTATTAGTTGGAGTATTTGTATTTGTAACAGTATTAGTTGGAGTATTTGTCGTAGTATTAGTAGGAGTATTAGTAACAGTATTTGTTGGAGTCGGAGTTACGGTATTAGTTGGTGTAACTGTTGGAGTTACGGTATTAGTTGGTGTAACTGTTGGAGTTCCAGTACCTGTTTGTGTTACGGTATTAGTTGGTGTTGAAGTTTGAGTCGGTGTTTCAGTAGGAAATGGGGTTCCATCAGGAGTTCTTGTAGGAGTTACAGTATTAGTAGGTGTAATTGTACTTGTTGGTGTTACAGTACTTGTTGGTGTTACAGTATTTGTAGGGGTATTGGTTGGCGTATTTGTAGAAGTAACTGTATTTGTTGGAGTTACAGTAGTGGTGTTTGTTGGTGTTGATGTAACTGTGTTAGTTGGGGTATTTGTTGGCGTTACTGTATTTGTTGGTGTAACAGTACTAGTCGGAGTTTCAGTAGGTAATGGCGTTCCATCAGGTGTTCTTGTTGGTGTTATAGTATTGGTAGGAGTATTTGTTGGTGTTTGTGTTGTAGTTGGTGTTTGTGTTGTAGTCGGAGTTACAGTATTAGTCGGCGTAACTGTCGGCGTAACCGTATTAGTTGGAGTTATTGTTGGTGTTATAGTATTAGTCGGCGTAACTGTCGGCGTAACCGTATTAGTTGGAGTCACCGTCGGAGTTTGTGTCGTTGTTGGGGTTGGTGTTTGAGTTGAAGTTCTTGTGTTAGTTGGTGTAACCGCAGGGGTGTATGTTGGAGTAACTGTTGGTGTGTTAGTCGGAGTTTGAGTTGGTGTAACTGTTTGAGTTGGTGTAACTGTTTTAGTAGGAGTAACAGTGTTAGTCGGAGTTACGGTTGATGTTTTGGTTGGGGTTGTAGTATTAGTAGGTGTTGAAGTTTGTG